CGGTCCCGGCGATGCCGCACACCGCCCGCGTGAAGCTCGACGTGCATCTGTTTTCCCAGGTGGACGACACGCCCGCCGAAGATCACGCCGGATGGGCGGGCAAGCTCGTGACCCTCCTGCGCGACACGGCAGCGATTCAAGCCGACCTCGATTCGGAAACCTTCGTTCTCCACGACCTCATCGAGCGGGAAGGCAGCACCACGCCCGACGAGTCGCGCGGCCGCGAGAGCGTGCTGAGCTACGAGGCGGTCGTCTCCGCCGTCTGATGCGGTTGACACGCCGCACGCGGTCAAATGGCCGCGACTTTCCTTGGCACCACTGGCAACTGGGGCATCCCAAACGATCAGCCGGGACTCCTCATCACCGACCTGTCCTTCGACTTCTCTAACCAGGAGAAGACCGTCCTCGACAAGGCCGGCGAGATCATCGGCCTGTCGCTCTACCAGGAGAAGGTCGAGATCAAGCTCTCGGGCCTCGTGGCGAAGACCTCGTCTTTCAGCGGCAAGATCGGCGCGGCCATCGCGCTCGCCAACGCGATTCCTGCCCACCTCCAGCAGGCCAGCGGCGGCACCACCATCCTTATGCAGGTCAGCCGCAGCCTCAACAACGAGGACTTCGAGAAGATCGACCTGACCGCCACCCACTACCCGTTCGTCGCCAGCGGCGGGCCCTGACCAGCTTTCTAACATCACGATCCAGAGATGAACGCCGTATCCCACCTGTCCTCCACCGCCACCAGCAACACCTGCCTCGCCGCCGCACTGACGGCCGTGGGTATCGCGCTGGCCGAGAAGCCGTTCGTCCGCATCGTCGGCGACGGCATCCGCGGCGAGCGCACCGTTTGGTTCTTCGATCCACAGAGCCCGTGCGGAAAGTTCCAGACCAAGGAACTGATCGCCGCCTGGCATGACGACGCCTGGCACCTTGCCCATCCCGAGCACCCGTTCGCCTACATCAAGTGCGCACTGCTCAACCGCGAGCGGCTGGTCGACAAGGTGAAGCGGGACGTGCCGCTGGCCTGCGTGAAGCGCCGGGGCAAGATCGCCTTCATCCCGCTGGATGCCTCACCCGCCACCGAAGACCTGTTCCTCCGCCACCTCTGAAGAGCCCATGGACGACACCGACCGCCAGAAGCTCCTTTCCGCCGCCTTCCACGACGTGGAAACCATCGTCGCCGGCCATGCGATGCGCCCGCTTTCGCTGGCCAGCTACGACGTGCTGCTCCGCACCGGCAACCCGCTGGTGAAGGGTGAAATGCCCAAGGACGGCACGCCCGAGTTCACCTCCTCGATCATGGGCTTCGTCTATGCCCACTGCGCCCCCTGGCCCGAGGTGGTCCGGGCCTCGTTCAACGACCAAGGATTCCGGGAAGCCGCCCTGATCTTCTGCGGCGGGCTGACCCCGGAGGATTTCCAGACCGCCTTCCAGCGTTTGGAGTCACAGAGTCGCGAACTGGAGGCGGCACAGGTCGATCCCGTGTCGGGGATCGGCGGAAAAAAGCCCCTGCCTGCGACGAACCCGGCTTCGTAGCCGCCCAAGTCTTCGCCGTCGCCGCCGAAACCGGCTGGCCCGAGGAGCGGATCCTGTTCATGCCGCTGGCGAGGCTGGCGCAGTATCAGCACTGCCTGTTGCGACGGAATGGGATGCGGACGAGTTGGTCCCAGAGCAAAACAAGCATGCCGTCGCTTCGGGAGCAGTTGGAAGCGCTGCGGGAAGGCTGGATTTCAGCCGATTCTGACTAGAGGAAAATCCCGGATTGCTGAACCAAGCTGACCTTTGATACTGGTTCAGTGTGCTCAAGGAACCCCGACAGCCCACAAAAACCCAATTGGGTGGAGCGGGACGACGCAAAGAAGTGCCTTGCTGCGCCGCATTTCCCTGCAAATCAGCGTCCCAAACCCGTCCCAAACCCGTTCCAACCACCCCGCCAGCAGCCCGAAATACCGGTCCGACTTCGTTCTTGCCGCTTCCTCCCGCTACGCTAAAACTTCATCATGATCGGAAGTCGCAAAATCCATCGTCCCGAATGCCGCATATGCGGGTGATATGCAGCACGCCGCATAAGCACTGCAAATGCAGCGCGCTGCATAATAACACTGTTAGGCATAGATTCATGCGCGCCAAATCGATCAATTTCATTTTGTGGATGCTGCTTCTCGCTGGCACTGCCTCCGGCGTTCCGCAGGAAGCCCTCTTCAGGCCCAGTGTGACCGATCCTGCGATCACACAGTTTAACGACCGCCACTACGCCGTGGTGGACCCTGCGGTAACAGGTCGCGGTCGTTTGTTGCTGTTTCTGCCGGGCACGGGTGCGACGCCACTTCTATACCGCGAGTTTCCGAAGAATGCCGCGAGGCTCGGCTTTCATGCGCTCGGGCTGATGTATCCCAATGACAGCGCGATCAACGTGCTTTGCCAGCAATTCGCGCCGTCTGATCCCGATGCCGCTGGCAATGCACGCTTGGAGGTGATCGATGGCTCAGACCGAGTGGGCTTTTTAGCGGTGGACAGCATTAATTCCATTCAGAACCGGCTGCTCAAAGCACTTCAATACCTGCAAGCAACCTATCCATCGCAAGGCTGGGGCCAGTATTACAGCAGCAGCAGCTTGCGATGGGACAAGTTCATCGTCTGCGGCCATTCGCAGGGATCAGGCATGGCTGCGATGCTGGCGAAGACCCGTGTCACGGATCGGTGCATCATCTTCACTGGTATGGACTGGTGGACAGGGGGCACTCCAACGCGTCCCTACAACTGGATGTTCACCTCGCCACAGACGCCAGTGGACCGCTGGTATTGCTTCGCTCACGAGCGGGATCAGTTCCTGGACTTCACCGAGATGCAGGCCGCCGCTGCCGCGCTGAATGTGACTCGTTATGGAGCCTACGAGCGAGTGGAATCGTCCACCTCCGATGGCTATGGATCGCGGCACTTCCTTTCGACCAATCTCGAACCCGCTCCCGCGCAATCCAGCAGCTACCACGGTTGTCCAGTCGTGGATGCGGCTACGCCAATGCAAGCCGATGGCGTTACGCCCGTCTTCAAGCCCTTGTGGAACTATCTGTTGCTGCACGACACCCAGCCAATCACGATCGAATGCACACCAAGTAGCATCAGCATCATCTTTTCCCCGGGCACGCTCGAGCAATCCGACGATCTCTTTCGCTGGACACCACAGCCCGCAGCCACCAGTCCGCTTGTTGTGCCGCGCAGTGCTCTGCCCTTCCGCTCCTTCTATCGACTCCGGATACCATGACCGCAACGCCTAACAAGACGGTGGTGGACAACCGGCTACCCGCCCCGGGTCGAAATGACCCTCCTGACTACAATCCTTATTCCTGTTGCGGAGTGGCGCTCCCGGTAGCCGGTGACACACCTTAGACGTTGTGCAAAAAATGAAGAAACCACTCGACGTTCTCACCGTAGTCCATTTTGGCAAGTATGTGGATGGGATGATTGTTGACGACAATTGCCCAGCTTGCGACTGGGCACCTCAAAGTGTTGAAGCTCCTCATGAGGGCGGGTTGCTTTTCACTGACCCCGACCACCTTTTAGGCCAAATCTGGACTCCCGGACATGAACGGGGTTGCGGCGGATTCTTCCAAATCTTTCATTTTCAAAACTGCGGAATCGTGTATGCAACGCACTTGAATTAATACCTCAAATGAACCGCAAGACTCTGTGCATACTAGCGAATTCGGTTAAGAACCAGCAGTCTTGTGTCGCTGGAGTTGAGATCCACAAGAACGCTGAGGGGAGATGGGAGAACACGGGACATTGGATACGGCCGATTAGCCATCGACCCAACGGCGCACTTTCATATCAGGAGTCTTTCCTTCAAAACAAGGGAAGAGGGCCGGAACTATTCGACATCGTCACCATTCCGCTTCAGAAGCCTGCCGAGGTCGAAGGACAGCCTGAAGATTGGCTAATCGAGCCATCGGATTCTTGGGAGCATCACGGACACTTCAATCCCCAGAAGTCCGTGAGTGCGTTTTTGGAGGAGCCGCAGGATCTTTGGCTGCAGGAGGATGAGAGACGGGATCGCGTAACGCCTGAGTGGATTGCTGAGCACGAATTGCCTTCGCTCTATTTGGTGAGGCCCGATGATCTCAGGATCTACGTTCAAGAGAACGACTACGGCAAGGGTCCTCAAAGAAGCCGTCGGGCGGTTTTTCACTATCGCGGTGAGCGTTACGATTTTGGGATGACTGATCCCGTAGCTAGTTCGAAGCACTTTCCAGACTATCGCACACGCCAGTCTGGCGAGCACGCCGGAGTTGCTTTAAATTGCGCTGCAATCTGCGTGAGTCTAGCTCCAGCATGGAAGGGAGAGTTTACGACTCAAGCCTACCACTTTAAGCTTCTTGCAGGAATCATTGAGAACGAATGAATGAGCAGCTTCCAGTTCTTTACACGGTAGGTCACTCGGTTCACCCGATTGATCGCTTCATTGCTATTCTGAAGAAGAACAGGATCGACGCGATCGCAGATGTTCGCTCATCCCCTTACAGCCGGTTCACGCCACACTTCAATCGCGAGCCCCTCAAGGATTCCCTTAAAAGCGAGGGAATCCAGTATGTGTTCTTGGGCGATGAGCTTGGAGCCAGGAGGAATGAACCCCAATGCTACGAGAACGGAAAGGTCATCTACCACAAGGTTGCAGCCCTTCCAACGTTTCTGAAGGGAGTCGAACGGCTTCAAGAAGGAGCATCGAAGATGCGTGTGGCGATCATGTGTGCGGAGAAGGATCCACTTACGTGCCACAGGACAGTTCTCGTGTCTCATTTCTCTCGAGAGAGGTTTTCAGACACTCTGCACATCCTTGAAGATGGAAGTATTGAGGCACGTGACCATGCAGACAGGCGTCTCCTTCGTGAGCTAAATTTGGACAAGGACGATTTTTTCAACCCGTACGCAGAACGACTCAAGAAGGCATATGCGGCACGAGCAGATAAGATTGCCTATACCGAGAACGAACAACAAGCAGCACATGAATAACCTCCATCTATTTACCATCGGCTTCACACAGAAAGGGGCGAAGAAGTTTTTCACCTTACTTCAAGGATCTGGTGCGAAGCGCATTGTCGATGTTCGCCTAAATAACATTTCCCAACTTGCAGGATTTGCTAAGCGTGATGATTTGAAGTTCTTTGCTCAAGAAATCTGCCACATGGACTATGTTCACATCCCGGACCTCGCTCCCACGAAGGATATTCTCGATGCATACAAGAAGCATGGCGGTGACTGGCGGGTTTATGAGGACAAGTTTATTGACCTGATGGAGAATCGCTCCATCGAAAGGTCGGTAAAGCCAGAGATCATTGATGGAGGTTGTCTGCTCTGTAGCGAGCACAAGCCGCACCACTGCCACAGACGGCTTGTCGCCGAGTATTTGAACGCGAAGTGGGGAGGCAATATCACCGTCAAGCACCTGATCTAAGGGCACAATCGGGTCCCGGGGAGTAGTTAGCTCCCCGGTCCCACACCACCCTGCATACGGGGCGGTTCCGATCAGACACGGGCATATTTTCCGTCGTGAAGAACGGTCCAGATGGTTTGCTGGAAGTTGACTCCATCTCCGGCGCATGAGCGCCCTGACCGTCACCCTTGGAGCCGACATCACCGCCTTGAAGCGGGCCATGGCGGGAGCCACCGATCTGGTCGGCGCTTCGGCCCGGCGGATGGGGAAACTCACGGGCGCGGGACTGGCGGGGCTTGGCAGGGGCGGTGCGGCCGCCTTGCAAAAGGGATTCAGTGTTGCCGGGACCGCTTTCAAGGCATCAATCGGCGCGGCGATGGCCGGCGGGGCCGCAGCGGTGGGTGTCGGCATGAAGGCAGTCACGGCCGCCGCCGATTTCGAGCAGACCAAGGTCGCCTTCACCACCCTGATCGGCGACGCGGCCAAGGCCGAACAAACCCTCGGCAAGCTCCGCGAACTCGGGGCCAAGACGCCCTTCGAGTTCCCCGAACTGGCGGATGCCGGCCGCAAGCTCATCGCCTTCGGTGAATCCGCCGACTCGGTGCCAGAAACCCTCCGCCGGATCGGCGACGTGTCCGCGGGCATACAGGCACCGATCAACGAGATCGCGGAACTCTACGGCAAGGCGCGGGTCCAGGGGCGGCTCTTCGCCGAGGACATCAACCAACTCACCGGCCGCGGCATCCCGATCATCCAGGAACTCGCCAAGCAGTTCGGCGTGTCGGATTCGGAAGTGAAGAAACTGGTCGAGTCCGGCCAGGTCGGCTTCCCGGCCATCGAGCAGGCTTTCGCTTCGATGACCTCCCAGGGCGGCCGGTTCTCCGGCATGATGGACGCGCAGAGCAAGACGACGGCCGGTCTGTTCTCCACACTCAAGGACACGATCAACGAGGTGTTCCTCACCCTCGGCCAGCCGATCAACGATTCGATCCGTGTCCTGGCGGAACAGGCGATCGGTCTCGTCCAGCAACTCACTCCGCTCGCGACCGAAGCGGGCAAGCGGGTCAAGGACGCCGTGATGTTCGTCCTCGCCGCGTTCAAGAGCGGGCAGATTCTCGATCTTGTTTCCTCCGCGTTGAAACTCGGGTTCGCGGTGGGCGTGAACGCGCTGGTCAACGGCTTCCGCGGGGCCATCGAGTTCTTCTGGAACCTTATCACCGACGGCGCGATGTGGAAGAGCCTGGCCACCACGCTGCTCGGGCTGGCGGTCGGCTTCGGCGCGGCGCTGCTCAACGCGTTCCAGACGCCCATCGTCTATCTGCAATCCGGCATGGAATGGGTGATCGCCCACCTGCTCAAG